TCAAAAGAAAAAGAAAGAGAATTTGAAGTAGCATTCGGAGTGGATACAGGAGATTTTAATAAAGTAGATACACGTCAAATGACAGGTGAAGGAGATGCTCGAAATATTCTTCAAACAATGGCTGATATAATTAATGATTTCTATTATCAATATAGTGAAGATATAGACAAAATTATAATTAAAGGAACAAACGAAAAGCGTAGTAGAGTATACAAGCAATTCCTTCCAAAATACATTAACCCAGAAGTAATGAGTAAAATTGAAATGATATGATTAAATTAACAGATATATTAAACGAAGCAGAGATAAATAAATGTCCGTCTCCAACCCAAAATATTGAGTTAAACCTTCAAAATAGACAGAAGGCAATTAATGAATATGGATATGGTCCCTTAAATCCTAATGAACCTAATGAAAAGTTTTGGCAAGCTAAAGCAGATATGTGGAAACTTGATTCTGTAAAAGAGGCTAAAACATCACGTTGTGGTAATTGTGCGGCATTTGATGTTACAGAAAAAACACTAAATTGCATAGCTAAAGGAATAGGAAACGATGAAGGATCAGAAGATCCATTTGACGTAATTAAAGCAGGACAATTAGGATATTGTAGATTTTTAAAATTTAAATGTGCCGCTGCTCGAACTTGCGATGCTTGGGTAGTTGGTGGTCCAATTAAAGATTCAATATAATGAAACCATATACTGACGTTTTAACAACGGAAAATACAATTATCAGGGAGTTTGGTGATAACATAGATCCCATTGAATTAAAATGGCATGTGGATGAGAATAGCCGCCACGTTACCATTTTAGAGGGTAAAGGATGGAAATATCAAGAAGATAATAAATTACCTTTGGAACTTAACGAAGGGGATTGTATATTTATACCAAAACAAACATTTCACCGTATTTATAAAGGAACAACACCACTAAAGATAAAAATTCATCAATGAAAAAACAAATGCTAAGCGAACAATTCCTACGTATGCAAAAGCTAGCAGGTATTATTAACGAATCTGAATATAAGCAAGACCTAGAAGAAACTAATGTTGAATTAGATGATCAAGAACAAGATGTGATTGATGGTCTTAAAAGTGAGATGGATGGTGTTTTAAAAGGAATGGAAAAAGAACTTGAAAAAGTATCTAAAACTGCAAATGAAGGTATCTTAACAGCAGCTAGTATCGCCCTTGCATTACCAGCAGTTATGGGTCTAATATCTAGACTTGGGAAATCCGCAGGTACTTTAGTTAACAAAATGTTAGGTAAAAAACCTTCAAATGATTCTGATTATCAGAAATGGATGAGTAAATTGGGTAATATTGCTGATCAATTACATCATTTGTATGTAATTCCTATTGAAGCGATTGTTAAAAAGTTTGTTAAAGACCCAGAAAAAGCTCATAAAGTAGCAAATGGTATATTTCATGTTATTGTGGCTGTTTTGTTTATAGCCTCAGGAGTTACAGCTGTGAAAGCACTTCAAGCTAAAAATATATCTTTAGCCACTTTAGAAAGTGCTTTAAGTGCAGTTAAGGGAGGGGAAATTAAAACATATATCTCTAATCTTTTATCATAATATAAAAATAAAACATTTAAACCGATTTCATAGCCGGTTGCTCTAACAAGAGATAAAAATATGGAAGCTGTGGCTCCGATCGAAAGATTGGAGCCACTTTTATTTGGAAATCTAGATAATATGTTGTATATTCAAGAGTGATGAGACTTTATGACTAAAATTTATATATTAGAACAAGATGGAGTTCCGTTTTATGTTGGAAAGGCTAAAGACACAGTTAGAAGAAAACATAAACATTATATTACATATGGTACTGATATAATATTAACTATTATTGATGAAGTTGAGGATTGGAGATACTGGGAAGAATTTTATATTTGGTTATTTAAAAGTTGGGGTTTTAAATTAGAAAATAAAAATAATGGTGGAGGTGGTCCATCAAGCTATACTGAAGAACAAAAAGATAAAATGAGAAAACCACGTAAGGAAGGAACAGGAGATAAAATTAGCAAAACTTTAAAAGAAAGAAATCATTCAAAATATTATACTGAAGAAGTAAGGCAGAGAATGAGGGAAAATTTGAAAGGAAGTCATGGAGGTTCTTTTACAGAAGAACATACTAAAAATTTAACAAAAAGCCACAGAAAAAGATCTAAAAAAGTTTTAATGTATAATTTTCAAGGAGAACTTGTAAAAGAATGGGAAAATAAAGGAGAAGCTGTTGAATGGGTTAAAGAAAATAATAAAAGAGCAAGAAAACAAAATGTTAATTCTCAAATAAAAGATTGTTGTTTTGGAAAAATAAAAAGTTGTTGGGGGTATATTTGGAGATATGAAGGAGATAATACACCTTTAGTCCCTAAATTTAAAACAGTATATCAATTCGATATTAATTTTAAATTAATAAACGAATTTAAATCTTTATTCCAACTAAAGGAATGGATCTCTAGAAATTTACCTAATAGAAATATATCAGGTATATCTAGCCTTATAAAAAAACATTCACAAAATAAAATATATAAAGTAGATAATAATTATTATTCAATAAATAAAGAAATATGAGAAAAGATAAAATCATAATAATAGGTGGGGGAGTAGCAGGGGCTCATGCAGTAACAAAATTAGTAGACAATGGTTATCCTGGAGAACTTATCACAGTAATTGATATGGGAAAAGATCCTTATAAACGTAAGCCTGAAGAAGTAATGTCAGGCTGGTTAGGTAGTGGAGGATTTTCAGATGGAAAGTTAACATACCATACATCAATTGGGGGTCAATTATCAAAATATTGCGGTGAAGAAAAAGCAATGGAATTAATGGATCAAGCTATTGAAATGTGGAAACGTTTCCATCCAGATCCTTCTAAGATTATGTACTCAAACCCCCAAGAAGAACCTGATTTTATTAAACCACACTTTGGTCTTAGATTATTCCCAGTATATCATATTGGTACAGATTACTTACACGAAATAGGAAAAAGATGGTACGATTATTTAGTATCTAAAGGTGTTAAATTTATGTGGGAAACTAAAGTAGAAAATATTGATTTTCAAAGGAACGAATTAACTTATTCATATTATGACCATCAAGTAAAATATTACAATACTAAGTTTGGAGATAAAATTATATTTGCAGTAGGGAAGAGTGGTATTGATTTCGCCCAACAATTAGCTCAAGATTACAAACTCCCAGATGAACCCAAATCAGTACAAATAGGCTGTAGATACGAAGCACCACAAGAACACTTTCAAAAATTAATCGATGTTTCATATGACTTTAAGTTATATAGAAAATTTGATGATGAAGGTGTTTCGTTACGTTCATTTTGTACAAATAATAATGCAGCATTCGTTGCTGTAGAGGAAACATATGGAGATCATTCATATAATGGACATGCTAAAAAAGACGAAGCATATAGAAATAACATGACCAACTTTGGTATTTTAATGGAAATTAAAGGCATTGAAGATCCATTTACTTGGTCACGTGAGGTAGTAAATAAATTACAATCAAACAATACAGGTTTATATTACAGCCCGTCTCGTACTCCTTCAACTACATCAGAAGGCAATGGTGTAAGTGCAACTCAAATTAGTTTAGATACTTTAACACACGTTGTTGAACCTGCAATGGAAGGTTACTTTAAATATGTTTGGGATTTTATCCAAGATATGAAAAAAGTATTTCCAACATTAGAAGATGATTGGGGTATTTATATTCCTGAGGTAAAATATTTATCACCTGAAGTAAAAGTAGATTACTCTAGTTTATCTCTAATAGATTACCCAAATGTACACTTTATTGGAGATGCTTTATCAGCTCGTGGTATAACAGTAGCAGGTTCTCAAGGTGTTTACGTAGCAGAACATATCCTTCAAAACCAAGATTTCCCTGATTTTATAGAAAATTTTAATTAAAATATATGTCTAAAAAAGAAAAATACTTCGAAACCAAAACCATGAAGATAGGAGGAGCACTTCATCATTTCTTTAGAACAGATGAGTCTCAAAATTGGAAATACCATAATTTTTCAGGTCCTGCTATTGAACCTATAGAAAAAGAAAGTACATTTAAAAAATCATATTACTTATATGGTATTCAATATACATCTGAACAATTCAAAGAATCAGTTAATGATAGAGAAGGACTTCCATTCCATAAAACTGCGGCATTTAAACAAGGAGCTAATAGGACTTAGTTGGATGTATAAATAAAATTTATTATCTTATAAAAAAATAATCATGAAAAAAGGATATAAGTTAGGATTTTGCGGTTCAGTTAGTGTTGGGAAAACCACTTTAGTAAATGAATTAGCTAAATTAGAATTAGAGCAATTTAAAGAATATTACATAGCAACTGAACGTTCTAAATATTTAAGAGATTTAGGCATTCCATTAAACACAGATTCCACGTTATTGGGGCAGTCTATATTCCTTTCAGAACGTTGCTCCGAGTTATTGAGGAATAAAGTATTGACAGATAGAAGTATAATCGATGTAATGGCATTTACCAATTTATCTAAATCAATATCCACGGTAGAAAAAGAATCATTTTGTAATTATGCATCAAATTTTATATCTTTATACGATCATATATTTTATGTATCTCCGGAAGGTGTAAAATTAGAAGATAATGGAGTAAGGGCGGTTGACGCAGAATATAGAGATCAAATAGATGAAGAAATTAAATATTTATTAGGAATTCACAAATCTAAAATTAAAAACTTTCACGTAATATCAGGTACTATTGGAGAACGTATAGAACAGGTTAAACAAGCACTTTCTTTATAATATTTATCATAAAAACATATAATGAAGAAATCTGATCTTAAAAAACATATCAAAGAAGAAATACTTTCGATCCTAAAAGAAGCATCAACAGCATTAGTAACTTCTAAAGGAGGAACAAAACCAGTATCATTTTCATCCCCTACAGAATTAAATGCTCTTAAAACAGATTCTAACGTAATATCAATCACAACAACTGCAGGGCAAAAAATTAAGGAAACTCAAAGTCAAATTAATTCTATCAAAAATAAATTAGACTCCTTGGGAGTTAAGTATGATATATCAACTACGGATAAAGTTAAACAATTTAAGGTAATTTATAAACCAATAGATAAACCAGATGAGTGGTATGTAAAATTTGATAATATAATAGATTTAAATAATTTAAAAGGTGTTGTAAAGAGTGCTATTAAAGAAGCTAAAATTGAATCTGATTTTTTTGAACGAGAACCAAAATCTAAAGATATTGAAAAAGGAGAAAGCATAATAGCTAAAACTAAAAAGCTTTTAAATTTTCAAAAAGAATTAAAAACATTATCTAAAGATATGCAAGATTTAGCTGCTGAATATAGAGAAGCTGAAGGATCTGATAAAGATGAAATTTTACGTTCATTAAAAGTTAAAACTGCCGCTAAAAAGGAATTAGAGAAAAAAATAGAACAACTTGAAAAATATGTATAGTATAATATTAGGTGTATTAAAAAATGTTTTAGTATTTCTAAAAAAATTAGATTTTAAATCTTTATTAATCATAGCACTAATCCTAATAATTTTATTTATTAAAGGATGTGGAGGTAATCACCCACCAACACCTACAAAAATTATTAAAATTGATGGAAAAAAATATAGTGTACTTAAACATACGATTGATACTACATACATTCCAAAAAATACAGTTATATATCGTAAAGGTAAAGACATTGTTATTGAAAAAGAAATTCCAATCTATATTCCTCTAAACATAGATACTTCAGCAATAATTAAAGACTATTATACAAGTAGATTATATAAAGATACACTCACATTAGACTCATTATCATTTGTTGTTATTAATGATACTATAGCAAAAAATAGAATAGAATCGAGAAAATTTAGCTCTCATATAGTATATCCCGTTATTAAAGAAACTATAGTAGTAAAGGAATTACCAAAAAATCAATTCTTTTTAGGTGCAACTCTTGGATTTGATAAAACGAACATAATAAATTTTGCAGGTCCCTCATTTATATTTAAAAGTAAAAAAGATTATTTATACTCTTTTGGAATAGGTTATAGCAATGCTAAAACTGTTAGTATACAAGGAGGAATGCTTTTTAAAATTAAATTAAAAAAATAAGTTTTGGAACATCAAATAAAAGATATAATGAGGCAGGAGTACATAAAATGTCTCCAAGATCCTGCCCATTTTATGAAAAAATATTGTCACATTAGTCATCCTCAAAGAGGAAGAATTATGTTTCACTTATATCCGTTTCAAGAAAAGGTATTAGGCCTATTCCAAAAAAATCCATACTCTATAATACTTAAATCTCGTCAGCTAGGTATATCTACATTAGCTGGTGGGTATGCTTTATGGTTAATGTTATTTCATAAAGATAAGAATATTTTATGTATTGCAACTAAACAGGATACAGCTAAAAATATGGTTACTAAGGTAAAATTTATGTATGATAATTTACCTTCATGGTTAAAAGAAAAAGATAAACCCTTAGAAGACAATAAACTAACTCTCAAACTAAATAACGGCTCTCAAATTAAAGCAACATCTGCCTCAAGTGATGCAGGTAGATCAGAAGCTGTGTCCTTACTATTAGTAGATGAGGCCGCTTTTATTGAAAATATTGGAGAGATTTGGGCCTCAGCTCAACAAACATTAGCAACAGGAGGAGGAGCAATTGTTCTTAGCACTCCATACGGAACAGGAAATTGGTTCCATCAAACATGGGTCAAAGCAGAAGCATCTGAAAATGACTTCTTACCTATCAGACTTCCATGGTATGTTCATCCTGAAAGAGACCAGGCATGGAGAGATAAACAAAATGACTTATTAGGAGATCCAAGATTAGCAGCTCAAGAGTGTGATTGTGATTTTTCAAATTCAGGAGATACTGTATTCCATTCTGAATATATAAAATACTACGAAGAAACTTATATTAAGGAACCGTTGGAGAGACGAGGAGTTGATCGCAACTTATGGGTATGGGAATCTCCAGACTATACTCGTCAATATTTAGTAGTAGCGGATGTAGCTAGGGGTGATGGGAAGGATTTCTCAGCATTCCATGTTATTGATGTTGAGTCAAATACGCAAGTTGCTGAATATAAAGGGCAAATTGGGACTAGAGAATTTGGATACCTATTAGTAGGAGTAGCTACTGAGTATAATAATGCTTTATTAGTAGTTGAAAATGCGAATATAGGATGGAGTACACTACAAACCATTCAAGAACGAAACTATGCTAATTTATATTATTCTCCGAAAAATGGAGAAATTACAGCTGATTCATATTTCGATCAGTTTATGGATTCAAGTAAAACAGTAGCAGGGTTTACGATGTCTTTAAGAACAAGACCTATGGTAATAGGTAAATTTCAAGAATATGTTGGTGACAGATCAGTAGTTATTCAATCTAAAAGATTATTAGAAGAAATGAAAGTGTTTATTTGGAAAAATGGTAGAGCTGAAGCTCAACAAGGGTATAATGATGATTTAATTATGCCATTTTCTATTGCTATGTATTTAAGAGACACAGCATTTAAATTTAAACAACAAGGTATAGATTTAACTAGAACCGCATTAAACAATTTTTCAACAGGAAAAAATCAATATCAAGGAGCTTATTTTTCAAAAGGAGTAGATAATCCATACTCTATGAATATAAAAGGTCATAATGAAGATTTAACATGGTTAACAAAATAAAAATAAAAAATGGCAGATAAAAGTATATTTACAAGATTAAAAAGATTATTCTCTACAGATGTAATTATCAGAAACCAAGGAGGAAATAATGTTCGTGTAATAGATGTTAACCACATCCAAACAACTGGAGAAATTGAAACTAATTCACTTCAAGATAGATTTAATAGAATATATAGTAGTACAAATCCTTCATCATTATATGGAGCCCAATTTAATCTTAATTATCAATATTTAAGAACTCAAATGTATTCTGAATATGATGTTATGGATACAGATGCTATTATAGCTTCCGCTCTAGATATTATTGCAGATGAAAGTACATTAAAAAACGAACAGGGAGAAGTATTACAAATTGTAAGTAGTGATGAAGATGTTCAAAAAATATTATATAACTTATTTTATGATGTATTAAATATAGAATTTAATATGTGGTCATGGGTAAGACAAATGTGTAAATATGGTGACTTTTTCTTAAAATTAGAGATAGCTGATAAATTTGGAGTATATAATATTATCCCATATACTGCATATCATATTGAAAGACAAGAAGGATACGATAAAGCAAATCCGGCTTCTATAAGATATGCATTTTCACCTGATGGTTTTGCTGGAGGTAGTTATGGTTACTATAACTTACCAAATCAACCTACTAATTCAAATCGAATTTATTTTGATAACTATGAGATGGCTCATTTTAGGTTGTTATCAGATGTAAATTATTTACCTTACGGAAGATGTCTTCACCCTAAGTCTAAAATATATACTGTAAATAGTATAAAAGAGATAAAGGACATTGTTAAAGGGGATAAAGTATGGACCTTTAATATAGAAGAAAATAAATATGAATTAGCTAATGTTTTAAATACTATTAATAATGGTATAAAAAAATTATACAAAGTATCAACTCAAAATAATGAGATTTTGGCTACTTCTAATCACCCTATTTTAATGTGGAATTTTGAACAAAATAAACCCGACTATAAACAAGTAAAAGATATTAAAGTAGGAGATTATGTGTGTTCATATAAAAAAGCAGAAATAAAGCTATCCAACCCAAAATTAAATAAAAATATCTTTAAATTAGGACCACATGATTGGAAATGTGATTTAAATTCATTAGATACCTTTCCCGAAATTGTTACTCCTGAGTTTGCTAGATTTTGGGGATTTATGTTAGGTGATGGTTGGGAAACTTCTCAAGGAAATCAAATAGGATTTTCTAGAGGGATAAATGATGAAAGAAATGAATATTATGAGAATTTACTTAAAAAATATTCTGGGAAAGAAAAATTACATTTAATACATAGTAAAACTAGTAAAGTTAAAAATAGTGGAGTAGTTGTTCACTCAAAAATATTTTATGAATTAATGAGTATAAATGGGTATATTGGTAAAAGTTATTCTAAACGTTTACCTTCATGGATATATGAATGTGATGAAGAAACTCAACTATCATTAGTTAAAGGCATAATGGATGCTGATGGTTATATTTTTAATGATAAATGGAACTGTAATTCATATAATCTGACATTAAATAATAAAGAATTATTAGGAGATCTTAAAGTATTATTAGATAGACTTAAAATAAAAACAGGAACTATTAGATCTAGAAAATGGACGGGTAAATGTAACATTTTAGGAAAAGAATATAATGCAAGACAATCTTATGATTTTACATTCTATTTAGATGGAAAGAGAAAACAACAACCTACTAAATTTAACAGTATCAACTCCCAATATAATGTAGAATTACATAAAGTAAAATACATAGTAGAAGATCTCCCAGAAGAAACGTACGATATTCAAGTAGATGTGAATTCTAACTTTATATCTGATGGTATAATAGTACATAATAGTTACATAGAACCAGCGCGTAAATTATATAAACAATACTCTTTAATGGAAGATAGTATGCTTATCCATAGAATAGTTAGAGCGCCTGAAAAACGTGTATTTTACATTAATATTGGAGGCATTCCACCTAATGAAGTAGAAACATTTATGCAGAAAACAATTTCTGCCATGAAACGTACTCCATACATTGATCCTGAAACTGGAGAGTATAATTTGAAATACAACATGCAGAATATGATGGAAGATTTCTACATTCCAGTTCGTGGAAATGATGCAACTACTAAAATTGATACTTCAAAAGGTTTAGAATATGATGGTATTAAGGATGTTGAGTATTTAAGAGATAAAATGTTTGCTGCTTTAAAAGTTCCAAAAGCTTTTATGGGTTATGAGAAAGATTTAACTGGGAAAGCTACATTAGCAGCTGAAGATATTAGATTTGCTCGTACAATTGATAGAATACAGAGAATAATATTATCTGAACTTGAAAAAATTGCTTTAATCCATTTATATACACAGGGATATGATGGTGAACAATTAACTAATTTTAAATTATCTCTTACTACTCCTTCAATTATATACGATCAAGAACGTTTATCTCTTTTAAAAGAAAAAGTAGATTTAGCTGTAACTATTTTTGAAAATGATGTTTTACCATCTGATTGGGTTTATACTAATGTATTTCACTTAAGTGAAAGTGAATTTAGTGAAATGAGAGATTTAAATGTGGAAGACGCAAAACGTAGATTCAGACTAAAACAAATATCAGAGGAAGGAAATGATCCATTAGAAACAGGTAAATCATATGGTACACCTCACGATTTAGCAACATTATATGGTACTGGAAGATATGATAATACATCTGATGTTCCTGCTGGGTACAATGAGAAAGCTACTTTAGGACGCCCTGAGGAAAAGGCCTCAGATATAAATACTCAGGGTAATGCTTTTGGTAGAGATAGATTAGGGGTTGCTGCTATGAAAAAAGATGATCAACCATCATTCGGTAAAACCAATTATAAAGGTGGTTCACCTCTAGCGTTAGAAGGATCTAAAAAATCATATTTTCAAAATAAAAAATTATTAGAGAATATGAAAGTAGAACGTAAAGTAATAATTTTCGAATCAGATAAAAATAAAGAGTCATTATTGGACGATTCCCAGTTACGAGACTAACACTTACATATATTTATAAAAAATACATTGATGAAACATAATAGGACAAAAAATACAGGTATACTATTTGAATTATTAACAAGACAAATCACTTCAGATATTTTATCAGGTAAAGACTCCCCAGCATCTAAAATAATCAAATCTAATTTTGTGAATACTGAATTAGGGAAAGAATATAAGTTATATGAGTCTATTTTCAAAAATAACTTTGTTAGCGAAGCTAAAGCTAATATGGTTATAAATTCTGTATTAGAAGCTTCTAAAAAATTAAATCGAACATCTTTAAGAAAACAAAAATATAATTTAATTAAAGAAATAAAAGAATATTATAATTTAGATGAATTTTTTAAAACTAAAGTTTCAAATTATAAAGAACTAGCATCTATGTATGTATTATTTGAAATTCATAATGATTCAACATATTCAAACCCACAAATCTCTATTAATAATAAAACCACTCTTTTAGAATACCTTACAAAACCAACTAAAGAGAAAGAGAAAGAACAAAATATTATTAAGGAATTTCAAACATATGATAAAGATTTACGTATCTTAACTTATAAAATACTACTTGATAAATTTAATACTAAGCATTCTCACTTAAATAAAAATCAAAAACTCGTCCTAAAAGAATTTATAAATTCTATAGACTCAGCCCCTAAATTATTAAGATTTTATAATGATAAAATAAACGAAATTAAATCTGAAATTATTTCTCAAACAAATAAAACAACAGATATTGTTGTTAAAATTAAATTAGAAGAAATAAGTAAATTATTAATTGAAATAAATAAAAACCAAAAAGTAAAAACAGATAATTTAGTTGATTTACTCCAATATTTTGAACTTTTAGAAGAATTGAAGAAAATAAATGGATAATTTAAGAGAGAAAGTAAAAAAGATATGTCAAGAATATCTTAAAAAATTAGAAGAGGAATCTACTACAGGTAGTGGAGCATCTAGTAGTGCTGGAATGACTACAGGTACTGGAGAACAATATGCTACACCATTTGCATTTAATTCAAATAAAAAAGCTAAAGGTACAGCTAGTAATTATTACTATAAATTAGGATATAAATTAGCACCAAATCAAGTAACTGAAACCAATAAATCTACATATGGAACTGGAAATTTAGGACCTGGTCCAAAAGCAACAGAACATGGAGTAGAAGATAATTATTATGTAAAGGCGTTCGGTTACAAAGTAGTTAATCGTAAAAAACAAGCTGATGCTTCTAAAGCTGTAGATTATAAAGATTTATGGGGAAAAACATACAAATAATAATATGTATAGATATAAATTAAAAGAAGAAACACCACAAACTCCTAAACAATATCAACAAACCCGGTTAAATGGATTTGATGAAGTTATAGATTTAATAGGACAAATACAACCTCTTTTAAAAGAAGCTAGGCAAAAAACAATAGAATACTATAATAATAATCCTGAGTCCTATGATGTAGTATATGGTA